ACAACTATTAGACTTAATCGTCAATGAAGAAATGGATAAAGCTAATGAGCTATTCCATGAAATCGTTGTTGAAAAGTCAAGAGATATCTATGAGAATTTAATTGCTGAAGAAGCAGAAGAAGAAGAAGAAATGGACGAAGCAGCCGACGAATCCGATGAAGAAGAAATGGACGAATCCGCTGAAGAAGACGAAGAAGAAATGGACGAGTCCGCTGATGAAGAAGCAGATGAATCTATTGATCTTGAAGACAGTTACAGCATGGAAGCCGACGACGAAGAAGGCGACATGGGCGGAGACGCCGCAGACGAATTTGGCGCAGATGTTGGCATGGACGACATGGGTGATGCCGGAGCCGAAGGTGGTGAAGACAAAGCTATTTTTGACATCAAGAACGCTATTGCAGAACTAGAAGCAGCATTTGCTGACCTAGAAGCTGCTCAAGGTGGCGAGATGGGTGGCGATGAATTTGATGACGAAGAAGGTGAAATGGACGACATGGGCGGAGAAGAGCCTATGAAGATGGGATTTCAAGAAGGTCGTCGTATGACACGTGAATACACCGAAACAGTTGGAACAAACTGGGATAAAGGTAGCACACAAAAAGCTCAAGGCCAATACGCAGGTGCTGGTACAGGCGATAAAGAAGGTGCTCCGGTAGAAGGTCGTAGTCCAGTTAGCAGTGGTTCTGGTAAGCCAACAAGTGGTGCAACAGCAAAAAATCTTGCACAAAGCCACACAGAAGGCGGAACTGACAAGGGCACAAGCCCTGGTAAAGTAAACAAAGGTATTAATCCTGAATCCGGTGAAAAATTTGCCAAAGGTATCCACAACGTTGACGGTATGAAGTCTGGCGTTAAGACACTGAGCAAAGTTGCTGGCGGTCATGGTGCCGAGAAGAAGGGCGCAGGTCCAGGACCAGTAGGTTCAGGTACAGGCGACAAAGCTGGTCAAACCAGTATTGCCAAGATCCCTACGTTTCTTAAGAAACTATAATTAGAGAACCTGGATGAAACATTCATATCTAAGAGAGCACCTAAGTTTTGATCAGTCTGGCATCGTTTTAGAGTCAGATGATAAGGATGGAAAGAATCTTCACTTGAAGGGCATTGCCATTCAAGGTGGTATTCGCAACGCTAATCAACGTGTCTACCCTGTAGACGAAATTGAACGTGCTGTGAAAACACTTAATGATCAGATTCAGAATGGTTACTCTGTCTTAGGTGAAGTTGATCACCCAGATGATCTTAAAGTAAATTTGGACCGAGTAAGCCACATGATTACAAACATGTGGATGGAAGGTCCTAACGGTTACGGTAAGTTTAAAATCTTACCAACACCAATGGGCAACTTAATTAGAACTATGCTCGAAGCCGGTGTGAAACTTGGCGTCAGCTCACGTGGCAGCGGTAACGTTGATGACATGAGCGGTAAAGTATCAGACTTCGAAATCATTACTGTTGATATAGTTGCACAGCCTAGCGCCCCTGGAGCGTATCCTACACCGGTTTATGAGCACCTAATGAATGCTCGTGGTGGATTAAACGCATTTAGAGTTGCTACAGAAGTAAAAGAAGATCCAAAGGCCCAGAAATATTTGAAGGAATCACTCCTACAAATTATTAAAGGTCTAAAATAAGCCCGAGGAGAAATAAATGTTGGACGCATTCAAACAATTAGTAGAGTCAGGAGTAATGTCGGAAGAAGTTAAATCCGCCGTTGAGACTGCCTTCACTACAAAAATTCAAGAGAATCGCGACCAAGTTACCGCTGAACTTCGAGAAGAATTTGCACAAAAATACAGCCATGACAAAACAGTTATGGTTGAAGCAATCGACAAGATGTTAAGCGAACGATTGGCCGCAGAAATGGCCGAATTGTATAATGACAAAAAAGCTCTAGCAGAAGCAAAACTAGCATATCAACAAAAGATTGCTGGCGATGCTAAGAAACTAGAAGGATTTGTTATGAAGCAATTAGGCAAAGAATTAGTCGAGTTCCAAGGAGACCGTAAGAAAGTTTCTGAGAATTTTGGTAAGCTAGAGCAATTTGTAGTACATGCTCTTGCAAAAGAAATCAATGAATTTGCAGTTGACAAGAAGGATCTAGCTGAAACAAAAGTTAAGTTAGTTCGTGAAGCCAAAGCCAAATTTAACGATATTAGACAAGCCTTTATTAAACAAAGTGCTAAAGTAGTTGAAAACGCAGTTACTAAAACATTAACATCTGAAATCAAGCAATTGAAAGAAGACGTTGATAGTGCTCGCAACAATGATTTTGGTCGTCGTTTATATGAAGCGTTTGCACAAGAATATGCAGGTTCCTTTTTAAATGAGAAATCCGAGACAAGTAAATTGTTAAAGATTATCGCTAAGAAAGATCAAGAGCTAGCAGAATCTAAACAAGCTATTGCAGAAAAAGCAAATCTAGTAGAATCTACACAACGCGAAATTCGTGTTACTAAAGATCTAATGGAACGCAAAACTGTTATGGCTGAATTAGTATCGCCACTTAGTGGTGAAAAGAGAGTGGTAATGCAAGAATTGTTAGAGTCTGTGCAAACAGCAAAACTACATTCGGCATTCGACAAATACCTACCCTCGGTAATGGACGGTGCAAAGCCTGTAGCTAAAAAAGCTATGTTGGCTGAGAGTTCTTCTGTTACTGGAAATCGTGAAAGCAAGCCAGAGGTAGGCTTAGACAATATTGTAGACATTCGCAAGTTAGCGGGTCTTACAAAATAATATTCAAGGAGACATAAATGTCACAACTATTAAATGAAAGATGGTCAGAGACCAAAGAAGCTCTGCTTGAAGGCCTATCCGGTACCCGTAAGTCTTCTATGGCAGTATGCTTAGAAAATACACGCCGCCACTTGGCTGAGAGCGCAACTGCTGGTGCAACATCCGCTGGTAACGTAGCAACACTTAACCGTGTTATTCTACCTGTTATCCGTCGTGTTATGCCTACAGTTATTGCTAACGAAATCATTGGCGTTCAGCCAATGACTGGACCTGTTGCACAGATCCACACTTTACGTGTTCGTTATGCTGACGGTGTTGGTTCTGGAGATGTTGTAACAGCAGGTGAAGAGGCTCTAAGCCCATTCAAAATTGCTGCTGCTTACTCTGGTAACAACAATGCTACAGCTGGTGCAGCTACAACTGCTGCTCTAGAAGGCACACCAGGCAAGCGTATGAGCATTCAGATCTTGAAGACTCCAGTCGAAGCTAAGTCTCGTAAACTAAGCGCTCGTTGGACATTCGAGGCTGCACAAGATGCACAAGCCCAACAAGGCATTGACATCGAAGCAGAAATCATGGCTGCACTAGCACAAGAAATCACAGCTGAAATCGATCAAGAGATCCTAGCTTCTTTACGTAGCTTGGCTTCTGTTGAAGAAACATATGACCAGTCATTAGTTTCTGGTACAGCTACATTCGTTGGTGATGAGCACGCCGCTCTAGCCATTCAGATCAACCGCGTAAGCAACTTGATCGCCCAACGTACACGTCGTGGCGCAGGTAACTGGGCTGTTGTTTCTAACCAAGCATTGACAATTCTACAATCTGCTACTACTAGCGCTTTTGCTCGTACAACAGAAGGTACATTCGAAGCACCTACAAACACTAAGTTTGTTGGTACATTGAATGGCGCTATGAGAATTTATGTTGACGCTTATATGAGCGACACAACTGATGCTAACCAAGTTCTTATTGGTTACAAAGGTACTAGCGAAGCAGATGCTGCTGCGTTCTATTGCCCTTACATTCCGTTGATGAGTTCTGGTGTTGTTCTTGATCCAGCAACATTCGAGCCAGTAGTTGGCTTCCTAACACGTTACGGTTACGTTGAGTTGAACAATACTGCTTCTTCTCTAGGTAATGCTGCTGACTACTTAGGTAAAGTTGCTATCACTAGCGCAAACGTAAGCTTCAAGTAATCCGTTACTTGTGTTTTACACAAACAAAAACGCCCTCCGGGGCGTTTTTTGTTAAATAAAGAGTCTAGACTATTATGCTGTACCATCAGCGTAGACCTAGAACGTCATTATATTTTAAGGAGAAACAAAATGGGACGTCCAATTAAAAAGAAATTCTTCGGCAGTTTAACAACTCCGTATCAAAACCAAGCAACTGGTGGCCGCACTGGTGTTGGTGCAGAAGGCATTGCATCTATTGCTGTTGCTAACACATTAACCAATGCTGGTTACAGTACAAGTACCGCAGTTACATGGGTAGCAAGTGCTCCTCAAACAGCTGGTGGTATTCCTGCATCTGGTACTGCAACAGTATTATATGTTCCAGGTTTGGCAAACGCAGGCATGGCGCAACCAGGCCGAATTACAGCATTAACAGTTACTGACGCTGGTACAGGTTATTCATCAACTGCTTCAGTTACATTGACATTTAGTCCAGTTCGAGTTGCAGGTACAGCTACTACTTTTGCCGCAGTATTAAGCACAGGTAGACAAAATGCCATTGCATTTATTTCTTACCTAACAACAGGTACTAGTGCTGTTGCAGCTGGCGACATTTTAAAACAAGAAGCCAGCAAGCGTTATCTAGTTCAAAATGCACAAGGTCAAGGCCAGTGCAAACTAGTAGCGGCCGCTACTCTAGCAGCAGGTGAAATGAACATCATTGCTACTGATGCTAACGGCAGCACTTACTTTGTTAAGAAACTAACAGCTCGTAAAGCAGTTGTTGCACAATCTACAATGAGTACTGCATTCTTAGTAGGTGACGGTGTATCTACAGGATGGACTTTAGATGCAGCATCTGGTACTATTGTTAGTATTACAGACACTATCTAACATATATTAATGTTAAACAATAGGGGGCTTGTCCCCCTATTCTCTTATCTAGGTAAATAATGGTATGACTACTAATTGGGCCTTACCTAGAACAATATCACAATATGCAGAGCCAGGCGGAGAAGATGGACATGTGACTTGGTTAGAGGTTGATAACTTTAATAGTCTTAAAGCATTTGATGGAAAATCTGTACGTACTACTCGTGACCTAATACATATTGCTAGAGAACCTAGACACGATTATAAAGAAAAAACGTATTATTTAAAAATTACAAATTTTAATTTTGTAAATTTACCAGAAACTGTAAATGGAATTGAATTAAAAATTTCAATGAATAGGTCAGGAAGAATTACAGACGAAACTATTCAACTATGTAAAAATGATGTAATTATAGGTGATAATCATGCATCCTTAACTTTAGATCTTATAAAAATTTATGGTAGCGAAACAGATATGTGGGGAACAAATTTAACTATGCAAGATATTCAAGATCCGTCATTTGGTATTGTAATAAGATTTCAAAGCCATCCAAATTGGCCTCATAAAAACTCTCCTTTAGTAGACTCAGTCGAACTAAGGATTCATTAAACAAATAAATACACTGAGGATCAAACATGGCAACTACTTATTATTCTACTTCACCAGATAACCGCACATCGAGCGGAACTGTCCAAACTAATGTTGTAAACGTTCCAGACGACTATTTTTTAAATGTTAGAAACGGGAAAGTAAACGTTAAATCTGGTGATGATATCAGTATTGAAGCAGGCGCAACTGCTGAAATTCGAGCAGGCGCAAGAGCTATCATCGAAGCAGTATCCGAAGTTACCATTGAATCAATTACCAGTAACGTTAAAGTAGACGCACCTGGAAATATTACATTAACAGCAGGAGCAAAAGTAGTATCAGATGCTCCTGACACAGAAATTTTAGGTAACACACAACTAGGTGACGATGTAGAAGGTGATGAAGTTGATTTTCAATCAAAAGTAAAAAGTGACATCCTTCCTAAAAGTACTACATACAACATAGGTAACGACACAAATATTTGGAATAAATCTTACTTCCAAGAAGGCGAATACTTTAGCGGAAATAATCCCGGAAACCCATATTTTGAATTTGGGCCCGACGGACGACCCTACGACCCCCTAGACATATATGACACTGCTGCACATAGACAAATGGCATCAGTATACGTCAATGGCGGCGTAGGTATTGAGAAAGACTTAAACGTTGGTGGTCGTATCTATGGTAGAATTGAGATTGCTAACACTTCTTTTCAGTTGGTTATTACAGCAACTAACGCTGACTTAGTGTTCCGTCCTGTATTTGTACAAGATGCTGGCGAACAGTTTGTGTATGTTGATAACACAGGTATCGACGGCGGATTAACTTACAATCCATTCCAGGGTAAACTTGGAACTGAATTATTAAAAGTTGTAAACACACAAACCGCTACAGCAACTACTGGTTCTATAAGAGTTGAAGGTGGTATCAGTGTTGGCGAAAATATTGTCACTAAAGAAGTTACCCCGCCTGAAGATGCTGATACAGCTACAGAAATTTACGGACTAGGAACTACATCTTCACAGTGGGCAGAAGCGTATGTGCATGATCTTTACACTAAGGTAATTGCATCTACTGACAACAGCAATATTGAAATTAAACCTCAAAGCGGTCAACTTGATATATTTGGAGACATTAGAGTTAGAGGTACTAACCCAATTGGTACTGCTCCGGTAGTTTCAAATACACTATATGTTACTATGGATGGTGATGATACCAACGACGGCCGTGCCATGGACGCAAGTCGTGCATGTCGTACAATTGCCGGCGCCGTAAACAGCCCGTATTACCAACCAGGTACACAAATTTTAGTCAGTGCTGGATTTTATTTAGAAGACAATCCTATCAGGATGAAGCCTTATACTTCTGTTAGAGGTAGCGACATTCGTACAACTTTTATTGAGCCAATAAACAAGACTCAAGACTTATTCCATGTAGACAGCGGTTGCTACTTAAACTACATGACATTCTTAAATGGTCGCAGTGGATTGCTTGAAGGTGATTATGATCCTAGATACAACAGGGGTGCGTATGCTACATCATTCCCTCCACTAGAAGGTGATGAACGCATTGACTTGTTCCACAGTCCGTACATTCAAAACTGTACTAACCAAAGTGGTCCATGGCTAAAAGACGGCACAATGTTTGTACCAAATCAAACTGTACAAGTTCCTAGAGCAGTCGGTACTGGAACTTGGGTTGCCAACACCACTACGCTGATTGTTAATGTTGGAACAGGTACAATCACACAGGGCGATTATATAAATGCTGGGCAACAAAATCCAGGATTCTTTAATGCTCGTACATTGATGTTGGCTAACAAACCGTTCATGCAAGAACAAGTTGTTGCCTATGTTGACGCAACATTTAACAGCGGCTCATTTGTATATAATGTAGCTAAATGCCAAAGAGATTTAGGACTTATTGTAGATTCTATTTCTATAGACATGTTATACAATAGCGATAGCGACAGTATATTTGCAGGTTTGCAATATTGGAGTCAAAGTAGTTCTGCTATCTTAGGACAAGAAACTACTACTACTGCCGCGATAGTTAATTTAAGAAGTTTGGCAGCAACTGTCGCATTAAATGCCGGTGGCGCCACTCCTCAAACTACTGTTAATACACTGTTCTCAACAATTACAAATATTATTACTAATGGAACAGTTAACATTAGTGATCAAATTTTAGCCAACGGATTACCGAGCACAAATGTAAACACTGTTGCAGCCTACACAGCATTGCTGGCTAACAAAGAAAGTTTACAAACTCAAACATTGAGCTGGATTGCAACCAATCATCCTGCATTTGTGTTTAACACTTCTACTTGTTTTAGAGACGCTGGATATATTATTGACAGTGTTGCATTTGATTTATTACACGGCGGAACAAAACAAAGCGTTAAGTCTGGTGTTTATTATTACAACTATAGTACAACTAGTACTACTATACCTAATGAAATCCCGCAGACTACCGCAGCTTACAGTTATCTAAAGAGTATCATTCCTAATATTGTTAGAGGAAGACCTCTAGCAACGGTCTATCAAACTGCTACTACACAAGTAATTATTGGACAACCAATTGCAAGTACTTACGAAGCAGAAGCATTACAAGCTAAGATTGATGTTATTACTAATATTATCAGAAACGGACCAGACGCGGCTGCTAATCAAGAACCTATTGATTTAGAAATTAATCCATCTGAAGAAGCTGTTCATGCATTTAATTTATTAGATGTTAATAAAGATTTTATTAAAGCAGAAGTAACTGCATATATTGATGCAACGGCTGGGGTATTTAATTACAGCAGAGAGTATTGCTATAGAGACGTCGGTATCCTTGTAGAAAACATTGCATACGATGCAGCATTTGGCGGAAATCAAAAGGCAATTGAAAGTGGCCTTGCATATTACGACGGTGTAATTAGTAGAATTTCTGGTCAAGAAACTCAAACATCGGCAGCAATTGATTACCTAAATCAAATGGTCCAGTCAATTATTATCAACAGTACATGGACTAATATATTAGCTGTTCCTGCAGAGGTTGCACCGTTTGGTACTAATTCTCAAGTTAGGAATACTGTATTATTAAACGGTGATATTGCAGCTAGTTCACTCGATGGTCTATTCAATACTGTTGTTACAATTATTAATAACGGTCCGGATGCTGCACCGTCAATGTATAAGTCAGGCGGCCCAGATGCGGCATTTGTTAGTGCAGAAATCTTGATGCAGGCAAATAGACGATTTATCCAAGAAGATACTATTAATTATGTTAATAACATGGTTAAGTCGTTCCCTTATAGCAAAATTGCTTGCAAAAGAGACGTTGGTTTAATCGTTGACTCTATTGCCCAAGACTTGCTATATCCAACTACTAATAGGAGCCAAAGCACGTTCTCCGGATTACAGTACTGGGCGCAAGGAACATATACAGGTGACATTCCAGCACAAATCGGACCCACTATTGATGCAGTAACTTACCTAAAAGAATTGTCTTTAAAAGTTATTAGAAATATTACACCAACAGATGATCTAGTTAACAGATATCAATTTGCAGTATTACAAGACACTTCGTTAACTCCGGCCAGTGCAGTAGAGGCTGCTATTATTTCTGCAGAATTTGAAATTGTTCTTGAAATATTAAGAGGCAATAAGAAAGGCTGGTCTGATCGTATTGTACCAAACGGGGATGAAACTAATTTACAAGGTGTTAAGAATGCCTACAATTTATTAATTGCAAACAAAGATTATTTGGCCGCTGAAGTTGTTGCGTACACTACTGCCGTTCATCCAGATATTACATACAATACGTCTACGTGTGCAAGAGACGTTGGTCTAATTACTAACTCAATTGCATTTGATTTAACACACGGCGGAAACAGACAAGCAATCCAAGCAGGTCTAAGCTACTATGCAGCATCAAGTTCAACTAGCACAATACACGGTCAAGAATCTCAAACAATTGTTGCATTCAATAGAATTAGAGATATTGTAACAGGTATTATGACCGGTGTTCAAGTAGCGGCTAGTACAGGTACCAAAGTTGCACAGGTGTTATCAACTTCCACTGCAACTGTTACTGAAGTTACTTATGTACAAAGATCTATATCAACTATTACTGATATTATCATCTATGGTGCAGGAGTTGCGGCTGACTTAACTAGTATTGGGTTGACTGCTACTACTGCAACATCTGTAATTAACGGATTTAATTTATTAAAAGCTAACCGATCATTTATTGTAGACGATGTAGTAAGATTTGTTGACTGGACTTACAACCAAGGTAGTTTTGATTACGACGAAGAAAAATGTTTTAGAGACACTGGTTTGTTAGTTGACGCAGTAAGTCAAGATATCTTATTAGGTGGAAATTCTAAATCTATTGAAGCAGGTCTTGGATACTGGATAGGTAACTACAGTTACATAACTGGTCAAGAAACTACCACAACAATGGCCATTGCACATGCAAGAGACGTTGTACTACAAGTTATTGCTAATACTCCAGTGGCAGTTCAAACTGGAACTGAGATTGCTCAAGTTATTAATACTTTCTTCCAGTATGGCGGTGACTATATGCCACAAGAAGCAGTGAAGCGAGGCTTTAATACTATTAGTGATATTATTACTAGAGGTCCAATATATGCTCCTCCATCGTACTTAGGCGGCGGATTGTTCTCACTGACTGGAATTAACGGAGCCGACGTAAAGATTTCTCCAACAGTTACATCAGTGACTACCATTACAACTGGCACATACTTAATTGCTCTTGATATGCCTACTATTGGCTTTGGCAATAATGCTACATTATACTTTGGCGACACTTTAATTTTCCCTAAGAGAGATTTTGAAGTTGAAGAATTAAGTTTAGAATACACTGGAAATACAAGTACATGGAATCAACGTAAAACTGATTCTATTGGAAGTATGGGAGGAAGTTTAGTTGACGGTGGAGTTATTAGTGCTCGAAGTCCTATTAACTCTTTCGTATATGATGCGTTTACGCAGGTTAACCAAGGCGGCCGAGGTGTTAGAATTACCAATGACGGATATGCACAGCTAGTTTCTGTGTTTACAATTTTCTGTTCTACCGGTGTAGAAGTTGACAACGGTGGCATTGCTTCTATTGTTAATAGTAATGCTAACTTTGGTGATCTTTGCTTGGTTGCAAAAGGATTTGGTAAAAGAGCATTTAGCGGAACAGTTTACAACCCGATTAATAAATCATACCCAGATGATGAGGAATTTAACCAATATTACCCAACTGGATATTGGCCAAATAACGCAAGAGCTAGAGTGTTTGTTCCAGACCTAGCAGACCGTCCACACATTTCGTTAGTTATGGAAATAGTACCACCAGACCTGTACACTGATTACACAGGCACAGTAGTTCCGTATACTAATGAACAGGGATTTTCAGGCTTTTTAAATGCTATTCCTAACTTAGGAGTATTATCAACTGGTACAATTACTATTACTGGTATTGATACTACTGGTATCGCAATAGGTAACGCACTTTATATTAGGGATCAGTTTGGCGAGCAAACTGGTACTAATGGCATACTATATGCTGCCACCGACACTATTGTAACAAACATTGGTTATCAGAGCGTGACGTTAAGCAAAGCATTGACTAGTGGCGGTTCAGATCCGACAAATACAACTTCAACAATTAACGTTAATTATTTTAATTTATATTTCTGCGGCAATGCTTATTATACAGTATTAAGCAGTGAAATTGGAGATAATCCTATTCCAGTAGGTACTAACGTAGTAAGAGATGCTCCTTCAGGAGACCAACGTCCAGCGCATATTGCTTCTCTACAACGTTTAAATTCTATAGTTGTTCAAGCAATTAAGAATGAGTTAATTGTTCCTACAACGGGAAATACAGGAACAGTACAAATTACAATGCCTCTGTTGACTGATGGCGGACTAGCAGAAACATTTATCAATCAAAGATTTGAGAATATAATTCAAATCATTAATCCAACATTGGCTACTCCTGCCCAGGCCGATACATTAGCAGGTGCCGAAGCAGTAGTTAAACCAAGTTTAAGAACTAAAACTGGACCAACTGTACAAGGAGCTGGCGCCACAATTGCATTAATTACAGAAAACTTAGATTATTTTGTTGAAGAAATTGCTGCGTATGTACAGGATGTATTCCCAACATTAGTGTATAATGATCTCAAGTGCCGCCGAGATACTAAATTAATATTACAAAGATTAATTTATGATATTGAAACAGGTGGTCGATACAATAGTGTAATGACAGGTTTAAGTTACTGGCAGAGGGAAGGAACCCACCATCTGGTGCAGATGGGAGAAAACGTAACACGAACTGATTTATTCCCAGATGGAGCAACTGTAAACTTCTATCAACGATCTTATATTAGTGCTTCTGGATATGTATTTGAATATGTAGGTGCAGGAACAAACTACGGTGCATTGCCTCAACGAGGAGTAGCAG